CTTGCAAGGGTGGTTTTACCAGTACCAGGATTACCAACAAACAACAAATTAGGAATTTCATCTTTATATTCTTTAATTATCTCAAGAGTTCTATCATCTAAAATAATATCGTTTAAAGTCTTTGGACGATATTTTTCAACCCAAATTTTATCAAAATCAACCATAATTATTTACCAGATGAGCCAAAGCCTTTTGCACCGCGTTTAGATTCCATAATCTCTCCTTCGGATACCTCAACAGTATAATTTTTATGAACTACAAACTGCGCAATTCTATCACCAGCTTTAACTTCATAATCTGTATCAGTATTATTATACAACTTTACCCCTGCATCTCCACGGTATCCTTGATCAATAATACCAGGATGAGGAATAATACCATGTTTAAAACCAAGACCAGAGCGACCTTCTACTTTTATCCAAAACCCAAAATCAATATATGCAAATTTTAACCCAACATCAACAACAGCCGAGCCACGAGCTGGAATAACCTTATCCTCTACTGAGGTTACATCTAACCCTGTATCTGCCTCATCATTTTTTGAGGGGAGAACAGCTTTATCATTAGTCTTTTTAAACCGTACAACCATACCACTATAATAAGGTCAGTTGTAAAAAGTTCAAGTAAAGATTAAATATATGTATGGCCGAAGAATTAGACGAGGCTGTTAACGATATTATAGCTCAACTAAAGCAAAATAATAAAGCTAGCAAAACGCCGGTAGAAGAGAGTGTTCTTAATAAAGAAGACTTAGAGGATTTCCTTATTCAAAATTCGAGTAAGCTTATCAAAAAGTCCTTATCAATTGTGGATAATGTAAATGACTATATTCAATCTGCACCTGAAAACAGAGATGTTGCAGCCATGGCTGAGCTAATTAAAGCATCATCCGGAGCTATTGAAGCTTTAAATAAGCTTCATACTGCAAAAGAGAGAAATGAAACACAAGTCACCGTCAAGCAGATGGATATCGAAAGTAAGGAGAGATTAAATGTTATCGATAATCAAACAAAAATGCTGTTGTCGCGTGATGATGTAATGAAAGCTTTAGTCGAAAAAGAAGATGATGTTATTGACGTCTAATATGTAATTTTTTCACATTCGTCCTTAATATCACAATCCGGCTCCTTGATACCAGCCATAATTGCTTGATATTCTTCCATTGTTTTACATGGCATGTAGTAAACTTGCCCGGTTGCTGCAGTGTGTTCGTGGCACCCATCGCAGCCTAACTCTCTTCCCCGGTTAGTTGCCTCTTCACACGTATCATATACATCAATACGAGGTAGCCGCTCCCCTCCGGTCATGTAAACTCTGTCTTGTATAGTTTCACTGTCTGTCCGAAGCCCGGATTGACCGTCTGTAGTCCACATGTCGTATGAACCGCTATTAGTTTGCATATATTGGTTATACGTATCATCATTAGTAATGGTATTACCAAATATATCAGTTTTAATAACTTCACACTTCTTTTGTATTATTTTATTCGTAGTAATATATTCTGTTCTATCAAGTGAAATTAGCAACCTATTAACAGCTGTTAAAATACCGAAAGCTTTATTTGCCTCCCCAGCAAAAATATTTGTAAGTTTTTGAAACCTGTAAATCTTACTAGCTACAACTCCTAGAGCATTTTCTATTTCCCCGAAAATAGTATCAGACATGTCTCTAAGTGTATTAAAGAACGGTACATCTTTTAACATTAAGTTTCCAGATGCAAAGTTAGTAAATCCATTAGCCCATTCTGTATTAACACGTAGAATAGGCAGCTTATCAATATAAGGTAATGTGTTATCATTACCAACAGCACCTTCTTGATTAAAGTTAAATACATTAGTAGCGGTTTTTACGCTATTGGTAATGTTTTCTTGCATCTTTGGAGGAAGATGGTTATATAAATCTAAAGCAGCGTTTACCGGTTCTAAACCATACACAACTGTTGAAATATTGTTTCTTACAGCATTACCAAGTGTTCCAATAGCGTCGTTAGTAGATTGGAGTATATTAAAGTTACCTGATAATATCTTTGATATATCAATTGCAGCACATGACCACGGGCCATTTAGTATTTGCCGTAAATAATATAAAATTGAACATTCATCTAGTCTTAGCAAACCTTCTACAGAATTCAACTTAAGCATGAAATCATCTAGTTGAAACAAACCAAGCTCAAACGTTTTCAAGAATGAATCCATGAAATCTAATTCATGCTCAGTGAACGTATGTCCTTGAATAGGTCCGCTTAAGTTACCGTTACAATCTCTTTCTATTAAATTTTCAAATTGTTTCTTAGTAACAAACAGTGATCTAAGAATTTCAGCTTTATTATTAAAAAAACCATTTACATCCCCTACTAGCCCTCGGACTACTTGATTTAAACAAGCTGACATATTATTTATATTTAAGCCATCATCGGCTGGTTCATCATATCTTCTATATTACTCGGTGTTTTAGGAGCCATATTACTCGCATCATCAAATCTTATATCCACATCCGGACCGACAAATGTTTTAACACACTGCATTACGTTTTCATAACTATCTTTAAAAAATCGGTGATGAACTTTTGTTACAAACCATCGACCCAATACCTTCCCATCTGAATATGATTCCTTTCCAAGTAGACCTCCCGTTAGTTTAAACACGTCAATAAACCGTCCGGGCTGTCTGCGCGTTTGACCCTGATTATCTATAGTTAGCTGCAAATTTAAAAATGTGAGATTAGATACTATTTGAGCTTTTGCAATATTAGTTACTTGGGTCTCTCCAAATTCTGGAAAAATCATAGGTTTTAAAGTTTTACCTCTTATGTTATTAATCGGTACAAAAGATTGTGGTGGTCCTCCTACTAGTTTAAAAACATCAACAAAGGCTTCCTTCCATATAGGAGCTATCTCTTCTATTGAAACTTGATGCTGTCCCTCTGTCCCTGCAATTGGGTTATAAAACCCAGCGGAGTAGTTAATAAAGAACTGATTTCCGTAGTTTACCATTGGCGTGGTAATATTTGCATTTTTTAGCATCCCTTCGTTTTCATTGATCGGTACATTTGCATCTTTCGGGTTGTTTGAGTTTGTCCCTAGATCACCAGCTGTTTTAATATGTTCTACATCCAGATTACCTGTTAAATCACCTAAACCAAATGCCTCGATAGTTAAAATATCATTATCCGCAAAATAAAAATTTATAGGCTCTAGTGCATATTGTTGTGTGCTTCTATTATAATCTAATATAGACTGCACAGGTAGTGATTCTCCTTCCCCAGTTAATGTGTAGTTTATCCTTAAAAGATATTTTAATAAGTCAGAGTACCGCCAATTTAGCGGAATTGTAATAGATTCTTGTGCTGGTAAGAATTCCCCATCTGGTTGTCCAATTAGATGGCTTCCCGGGTCCCAACGATCTTCATCTATAACTTCCGGGCCCAGTGCATCTATTAAAACCTGTCTTATAATTGCCCCAACGGAGACATCGCCAACTTCAACCATCTCGGCAGTAGGGTACTTCTTTCCATATGGAATTTGTTCACTTAATTTATAGTAGTTTTTATCTATTATTTTATAGGTTTTAAAGTTATTTGACCGGTCAGTTTTTGATATACTATTTCCTTCATCTGTTATAACAAAGGAGTATGTTAGAGCTGATTCCGGGTTACTTTCATACTCCGACCACTCACATAACGTTACATGTAAAAAATCTTTACCGTCGCCTGTCGTATAGTGATTATCTTCAATGTAATCAAAGGGGTTATTTATAGTAATAGAGCCGGCGCAAAAAGGCTCAAATAAATTTTCTTGAATATCTAAGTCAATAATAGCAGACTTTGTAAGTCTAATCTTATTAGTTTGATCTACCAATTCTGGATCACCAGGCTCAGGAGTTTCGGAATTTGAAATTTCAAAAAAGCAGAAATAATCCGCACCGTTAATTTTAAATTTATTAGCAGCATTTAAATCATCAGCGACATCCGCAGTTGCTGGTGTAGAGGGAGGTTTCTTAGCCATTAGAACGGTCGATTGTTAAAGATAGTCGCATCAGTTATTTGCTGATATATTAAACCGCGCTTACTAGGTAGTATGTATGTTAGCTGTTGGCCGCCTTGAGCAAAAAAACTGTTACCAATTACATCTTTGTTTAGTAAATATATAATCCACCAACTAAAAATATCACCGTATATATCAAAAGATGTAATGGTTAATGCTTGCCTAGACTTGACTATATGTGTATCAAGCAGATTACTATCGATATTAGTAGGAAGCTCCATTTTATTTAAAAGGTTGTAAAAATAAAATTGCTTGTTTTCTTTATTTTCAGCATACACCTTAAAAATACGCTCATACCTATTCAATGGTAGTTTAGGTAGTTCTGGTATTTGATTTTGATATTTTCCTGTTTTGCCTGTTAAGTTCATATTAATCATTTTCACTTAAGCCTTGTATAAAATTCAGAAAGTCCTCAGTTGCTTCCGGACCCGCTTTTCCTAGGCCGGGGTGCTCATCCATAGCGCCCTGGATGGCTTCTTGTTGTTCCATCGTTAACACCTCACCGCCCTGTCCCGGGATGACCCATCCCGGTCTCAACCATGGTGCGCCCCCGGCGTTACCTGCGCCCTGCTCTTCTGCTGGAGAAGTCGGGTCGGGAATATTAGTGGGTTCACTATACCCCTCACCTTTCAAAAAGGACTCTATCCGGCTTGCATTTTCGGGGTTGTTAGTCTGCTTGCCCAGTTCATAGTAATCCATTTTGTTGGGGCCATACTGCTCCGGGTACTTATTACGGTGCCAAGCTGATCCGTAATGCGTGCCATGAATATCCACCATCCCCACCGGTTTCCCAGTCCTTGGGTCTATATCAAAGTTCTGCCAATTCTTGAACCCGCCGCTAGACGTCTTTCTGTCAATCTTATTTCTTCGTTGTCTCTCTCTCGCGGCCCGATCAGCTCTAGCTTTTGCGTCTCCCATTATTTTTTCTTCTTCTGCTTTTAATTTACTGTACGAGTCATCATCCCCAGCAAAACTACCAAACTTGTCTATTTCATCCATAAAGTTGGCTGCCTCAATGGTCAGCGATCTAAAGTTAAATTGACAAGTGTATGCCTCGGGTACAATTCTAGACCCACCATTTTCACCCTCTAGCTTAACTCTTCTTCTATTTCCTAGAAGACCAACGCTAAAATCCTCTAAATACGCCCACATTATATAACGCTGACCTGGTACAACAATATTGTATATCGCAGGAAAAGTCATGCCTATTGGACCTGTTCGAAACGGTCGATTCATCCTAGTAAAATCTTTAATAAATTTATGATTCTGTTCTCTGGCGTAGTCATTGAGAGTGTTTGATAAAGCAAAAGATAGCTCTAATCCGTTATCAGTATTACTATACTGATAAAACTTTGGTGTCTCGATATATGTACCTGGAGCTCCAATCGTCTGTAACCCAGAGTTAAAATTAATATCTGTACCAAAGGCTTTATTAAAAACATTCGAAGTTCCTTGTATAGCAGCTTTCGAAACCTTATCTATAACAGATTTATCTCCTGTGTTCTCTGCTGCAGCTCCTATATTAGCTATTCCACTTGCTAACGCTGCAGCTCCACCAACGACCGACTCACCAGCACCGCCTAACCCTTGTAAAAATTCACCGCCGAGCATTTGAGCACCTCGCTGACTAATAGGAGAAAACGTGTCAGCAAATTCTGTACTAAATGAACGTATGTTATCAGAGAAAAAAGGGAAACTAAATCTAGCAAGAGGGTCGGAACTAGTACCATATAATCTTCTATAAAAATCTAATCCCGGCGTAGCGCTTTTTGTCCCTTTCGGTGTGTTAACACCTAAAACATTTAAATACCCGTCAATAAAAGAACGTAGTTGTGAATATTGCAACTGATACGCGGTAACATAAGCCGCTGGGGCCTCATTACGTAGGGGAGAATTCGGAGGAACCGAAGTCCAATCGTATTTATTTACTAAATCATAACTCGATTCATATTTATAAGGATCAGCCACATATATATTTATGTGCTGTATAGTGGGACTACCCTATACTATATGCAGAATTTGTAAAATCGTATCGACCATCTGGATACCTAGCTCCTTGCATTCCACCGCTCATATCATCATTTTTTCCACCTCCTGCATTAACATAAACCGGTGGCTGTTGCTGACCCTGCCCAGCAACTAACTGCGATGTTAATTGTACTAATTGACTTAAGTATAAATTTGAAGTCTTAATTGCGTCAACAACTTCATCCACACCCATAAAGTCTTGCGCAACTCCGGAAAAAACCTTATAGACTGCACCGAGTGCACCACCGAAACCCGCTTTGATTTTTCCTATTATTCCTTCAGCTTTTTGAGTTCTCTCCACGGTTCGTTGCATATCCTTCTCAAATTGACTTCCTAATCTAACTATAAGACTTTGCTGATTGGTTTGTTGTTTTTGCATGTTTTTTATATGTGAGTCCATAGTTTTATATACTCTTTCTAGGACACGCTGTCTTTGCCTATCCCTTCTCTGTAAATTGGATATATTACCGCCAACAGATGCAAATAATTTATCTAAAGCTCCGCCTTTTTTAGCTGCAATAAAATCATCTTCCTGGTGGATAGGGTATACTTTATTCCCGCTTTTTATAACGTCATTAAATGGTACAATCTTTCTTCCGAAGCCTTTAATTCCTTCCCAGATACCAGAGCCTATATTTTTTATTCCATCTACAATCCAATCTGCTGCTCCTTTTATCCACTCATAAATTGAGTCAATCATATCGGTGAATACAGAAACAAATTTATCAACAATACTACCAAAAAACTCTCCGGGTGATCCTAACTTTATACCCCGGTCTTGAAGCCACCGACCAGTTGCTTTACCTGCTTCAGCTATCCACCCGATAACTGCACCTACCCAAGGCAGTGCTCTATCAAAGTGCTTAGCAGCTTCTGACCACTCTCCTTTAAACACGGCAATCCACCCCTTACCCAAAGACATTATATTGCTAATAACTGGCGTTTCCATAGCCCAGTTATATATTTTATCCCATATGCTTTCTCCTGAGCCTTCTGGTTCAATTACTTTTTCCTTATCACCAGTCTCTTTGTTTAAATCGTATAATAACAGCCCACCATCAATTATCAATGAAGCAATATTTGTTACACCGAACGGTAAGAGATTTAATATACCAGACAAAAACTCAAAAATAGCAGGTATATATTCGCCTTTTTTCCATCGTGATATACCAAATCCAAAGCTGAATAGAGACCCTATAACGGGAATAAATCTACCAAATTTTAATATTCTTTTTCCAATTTTTCCAGCAATACCACCGAGAATTTTCATTAGACCGCCACCGGCCTTAAGCCCTTTAAAAAACCCACCGGCCCATTTAACCATTGGTTTAAATATTTTGGGCAACGTTTTAGTTATAAATTCACCTACGGGTCCCAAAAAGTCTGCTAACCATGTAGCAAATGCTGTAATTCCAATTGCTAAGGTAGCCATTAGTGGTAGCTTAAATGGCTTTTTTCCTTTTTTCTCTGCTGCTGCTTCGGCGGCAGCCTTTGCTTTTTCTGCTGGTGTGCCTACAGCTGTTTCACCATAGGTATCTTCTTTTTCTTCGTCTTTTACTTTAAAAAAAGCTTCAGCTAAAACAGTACCTATATTAAAAAATCGTTTCCTTTCCTTGGCTTTTAAAACAGGATTACCGAATTTTTTTGGTTTATTAATATCCCTGTCGTTGACAGTTTCTCTGTCATTTTTACTATTAGATTGATCAAGAAAATCTAGTACGTCGTCTACCGTTGAATCTGCCACATATATATTTATGTAGCTAGTGTAGCATCAAAGAGCGATACATCTAAAGATATTGACTCCTCATCATCAAGGCTTAAAACTGACCGGTCAAATTCAGTTGTGTCCTCTAAAAAGGAAGTTATTTTATCGTAGAGATCTAACGGCAGTTTTTCAACAATTTTTACTCTATCCTGTATTTTTATATCATCGAAAATAATAGTATCTTCACCAACTGTTACTTGGTCAATATGCTTAATTAGTTCGAAAATATAAATTACACCCATCGCTTTTGAAAGTTCTTCCGCTTCAAACTTATCTATTTCTAGAATGCATTTTTTAATAATTTTATTTTCTTCATCAAGAGTAGGTATTCTTAAATCTACTTGTATACCATCAATGCTAACTTTTTTTGTTAGCTTAAATTTTGGCGCTTTTCTAGCAGTTTTAAGTGATGGTGTTAAGGACACAATATCACCTTTGCTACTTTTAACTTTATCACCTAACGAACCAACACGCAGCCCTAAGATAATAGATAGTCTATCAAACGCAAAAAATTTATCACCTTCAACATTATTAATAATAACATTATTAAGCGCTTCAGTAAACTGCAAAGCACCGAGTACACCATTAACGGAGGTTGATATAATATCTTTTTGCTGCTTTAATGTAATAGGATCAGCTGTTACTTCTTTTTTTAAAGAAGGTACGTAAACTTTAAAATCACTCTTTAAAGAAGATAATTTTTCTAAAAAATCGCTCGTGGAAGAATTACTCATACATTTATTTAAGACGGTATTTATTTTTGCAACTTATCCTTCTCTTCTTCACATTCCCGTTTATATAAATCCAAATAATCGTATATATCCACCATGGTACTATTAACAAGAAATTCAACATCCTTTATTCGCTTACTTAAAACAAAAATATATTCTCTATAGTTATTTTCATCTATACACTCGTAAATTGTATTAATAAAGTCGAAGGGAGTAGAATTTAAAAAGTTAATCTTTATAGAATTATTTCTACTATGTAGCAGAGGAAACACAAATGCATCCTTTTTATCGTCAATAAAGTCACCTACAACATTTAACACGTCTGCCGGCAACATATTTATAACTTGTAAAAATTCTTCATCTGATAAATCATCTGTTACAATATGCTCATCTTCTATCTTTATTTCTCTAATAACGCTTAATGCATTATCTGTATTAACGCAAAACTTTGTTGGATAGTCTAATATTAAGTGTATGTTATTGCATGTTACTTCTTGTCTTATATCAACATACTCATCAAAAGATTCCAAAATATAATCTAAACCAACTTCTTTATTAGATTTATCAACAGCAAGAGTTAGTGTGGATTTTATACATTTTTCACGTAACTTAAGTAAGGTAATAAATTTCTCTATCACATTTAATTTTTTTGTTACTATAAATCTCTCTAAAAACTTGAGCTTACTTTCTAGGCAGTTATTTTGAAGTAAGAATTCTCTTATATGTTTATATAAGAATGCCTCTACTACAACCTTCTTTTTGTTTGGAAGAGTAAAGGTTACGAGCATGTTAATACTTAATACTTTACTTTTAAAAATATAGGTCGTTAAGGTCCTTCAGTTGCCGGAACAACATCGGAACGAATACCTGGTACGTCATTATATATGGGCAATGGTTTGTAATTTTTAAATGCGAAAGTAACAGATTTTTCTAAAAATTCTTCATTATCATACGATAATGAATACCCTTCTACGTTTGTTGGAAATACATCAACAAATTCATACCCTTTACGTCTTTCCATTTTATTATTGTACTGCGTTAATCTCACAGTAGGGCATATTAAATTTCTCATCATTAAACCGTCGATTCCTAAAGCTACCATCCACGGTCTAAAAAATACATGCTCAATGTCATCCTCTGTATCAAAAAAATTAATTACTAAATTTTTCAGCAAAAAATTTGCTCTTCTAGTAGCTACATAACCGGGTAAGAAACCACCTAAGTTATCACCACCGGCCAGATCAAACTCTGTATTTTCATTAGGCACTTGGACAGATCTCGCTACTAATATACTTCCGTCCATGTCTGCATACTCTTTGGGCTGCCTGATTACACGCCAGCTTTCGTCCGGGCTTTTTTCTAGAGCTGCATTTATTGATGTGATTAGAGGCTCTTCGTAAATAAAAGACACCTTCCATAGAAACGGATGCGATAAGAAAAACTCTTGGTGCTCGCTATACTTATAAAGAAAGTTGAGTGTTGGTGAATCAGCTGCCATTAATAATAATATTTAATCGGCAGACTCTTTAAAGAATTAAGATACAGCAAAATCTCTATAGAAGTGATAAGCAAACGACACAGTAAACGTGGTTATTTCACCCGACCCGGTAGCAATTTCATACCCTATATCACCAATATCTCTAATTGAAGCGCCAACTAGTTGTACGTTTCTTACTTCGCGAAGTTCTTTATCTATTTGAACTAAATTAATAACCGACTCGTTACCTGGCATGCCATATTGTCCGAGAGAGGTTTCATTATTAAAAACAATTCTAGAAGCAGCTTCAAATTTTGTTCTTAACCCACAATTTTCATCGTGGTAAAATTCAATAGAATAGCCCTCTGATCCCGGATAAGTTGATCTACCTGGTAAGTGAAATTCCTGACCGAAATAATTTACGACTTTATCTTCAATGTTTCTTCCGGGTAATGATGCAGTTCTAGCATATACTAAGTCACCTTCACCGTTAAAATTTACCCCTCCGGCCAGAGTTATTTGTTTAACTCTAAATAAGAAATCTCGCGAAAACTGATTTATTGCCGCTTTTGTAAAGAAATTTTGTATTGTTGTTGCCATATAATTATTTAGTAATTTTTTTCATTAACCCCCAACTAACTCTTGGAAATTTGCATCTGTTCTAGTCGCGTAGAAGTTAACTAAGATAAACTCAGCTGTTCTAGTAGGCTTAATGTAGATATCTACAACCAATTCATTAGCATCTATAACTGCCGGTGTGTTGTTTCTTTCATCACATACAATTAAGTAATCGTACAAACCTTCGTTGTTTCTAGCTCTTTCGAATAGCGGAGTTAGCGCATTTACTATTCTTGTCCGTGTAAATTCTGAATTTTGTTCAAACACAAACTGCCTCGCTAATTGCTTAGTAGGTCTTTCGAGTGTTAAGAACAGCCTTCTAACATTAATTCTATCAAACGCGCTTGGTCTCTTCTGTAGAGTCTTTTGACCAAATATTACTAACCCTTGATTCGGGAATTGTGCTACAGGGTTAATATTTGCTTTGTAAAACTCATCACGCTGCTTTTGATTTGGATTAACCGCTATATCGAGAGCATTTGCAACTATACCTCTTGAGAAACCAGCTGGTGCAAACCATGGGAAAGCTACCGCGTCGGTTCTAGCCATTGCCGCTCCAGCATATCCTGAGAATGGAACCCATACATTTCTACCAGTATATTCATCATTCACTAATGCCCAGTTACCATATACTGCTGCGTATGAAGTATTTTCATTTTCGAATTGGTGCTTAACTGGCCAATAAACATCTGTCTGGAAGTTATTATTCTTATTATCAAGAATCTTAGTATTTTCGCCTTGTATAAAGATTTGTCTAATCGGATCAGCAATAAATATGCAATCACCTCTATCACCGCCTTCATATGGTGGCTTAACAAATTTTTCAAACTTATTAAACACAGCTGCATAATCGTTTCTAAGTGTCGCGCCCGTCCCAGAAATTTCACTTGATGTTCTTAGCCCGTCAACAGCTTGAACGGTTTTATTAACTTGAGAAAATTCATCGTAATAATCACCAGCTTTTGCAGCACATGTTACTGAGTAAATTGTTCCTAAACCACCTTCAACAACCACGTCGATGTTATAGACTTCGTCGTTCTTTATATTATCTAAGGCTCTTTCAATCTTACTTGGTATATTACCGAGTAACTTATCTGTTACAGTCTGATTAGTGTAAGCACCAGCCGGGAACAAGAAAGAACCATCTGGATGCTGTCCCCCCGACCCAACAGTTCTGGCACCTTTTAATGCATTTATAAGCGTTAGCTTAGTAAACTGCCCAGCGATATCCGGTGATGATAAAGTAAAGCCAACCGTTTTTATCTGTTCCTTTGATGTAGAATATAAGTCGTCTTTAAGTATCCGGATCTTCTTTTTCGGGGTACCATCTGCATTAAGATCTTCACCGCCATCAAGCCGGTTTGATAAGTTGTCATTAACTAACAGAGTTATGTTGTTAGATCCATCTGCTCTATTTACAACGTAAGATGAAACATCTGGCCCACCATTTGGATTTAACTGCTTTCTAAATGTGTTAATGGACCCAACGGCCGCGTCCGTTAGTGTATAATCAAGCTTAAATGCTTCATTTGCATAAATTGATTTACGTAATTTGAATACCCCTAAGCTAAGATAGTCGTCAAATTCTCTATCGTTTAAATCGTATCCAACTAAATTATCAATCACTTCCGATACACTATTATTTGATCCATCCTGATAATCAGCAGTAACGTTAAATGTTAATGTGGCGTTAGGTATATCTGTGTAGTCGTTTGATGCTATTTTAGCGCTATTACTTGTAACCGTTTTAACACCAGATATGCTAGTAAAGTTTGAAGCTGGGTTAACATTCACGTTATCTGTCAGACCCACGTAATAACCTTCGTACTGTTGATTAATAGTAGTTTGCGCTTTGTTTAATATAACTACACCAGCGTATCCAAGACCTTTAATATTTCCGGTACCCATATTGGCCTCAATGCTCGCACTGTCAGTATTAGTGCTTTGCCATGTGTATCCGGCGCCTTGAACGGCAGATAAGTACTCCGATTCTGTTAATGTGTGGTATGATGGAGGTCCAAGTACATATACAGCAGAGTTAGATGTGTTAAGGGTTGTAAACCCACCCGATACAACGTCTGTCAGCGTTGTGTCATTTTTAACCGCAGTAACTGAATATGCCAGCGCAGAATATTTAGAGCCAAAGCCATCGCCAGTATTAATACCATAAGGTAATCTCCCTGCATATACATTCGCAGGAGAGTTTAAAAGTTCTCTTATTGTGTAATGGAAGTATCTTTCTGAAGAATTTGTCGGTGTTCCAAATATTTGGACAAGTTCTTGGGTAGTGGTAATTCGAAGAACCTCATCAACGGGCCCTTGTTGTGCAAACCCCGTAACATATATATTTGTTCCTACATTTGCCGGGGCTGTGAGTGAAAGATCTGATTCTCTAATTTCTACTCCAGGAGAGGTAATTGTACGCTGTGCCATAAAATTATTTATCCTTTTCCAACCAAATTAATTCAAAAATTTATAACTTCAGTGTGTAATTGGGAATAGACAAAAGTAAACCCCGAAGCAATCTCCTCCGGATTTTTATAGTCATAGCTAATCGCCTCAACGGTAGTCGGGAATGCTTTTGTATAGGTAAATTTTATTCTGTTGTTGTTAAACTCGTCTTTACCATATATGGTTAAATTAGTTTGATAGTCCTTAAAGGTTGTTTCTTCGGTCATATTAAGCTCTCTCTCGTTATACCTACCTTCGTACTGACTATGCAGTAAGTTTAACCATTGATATATTACCCAATAGTTTTTATATTCATTATCAACATTAAATCCTACAGACACAGGAGAAAACGGATTTTTTGAGTGTGAAGAAACGTATAGATTGCTCCCTGCAAACCGAGCTTCTTCAGCCGGGACAGTAATCTCAGGTACTGCAGCGCCAAAAATAGAAAATTGTACCGTATCACTAATGATTGTTGTATTATTTTGTTCTTGAGTAAAGTTTTTATTAATATCTTTTAAAATAGGCGGTATATCAAAAACTAATAAGAATTTATCAGCTCTTGATTTGTTCAGCATTGCCTGCTGCATAGTGTTTCTAGCCATATAATATATTTATGGTAAATTATCCGTTCTTGGTAAACCAGCTTGCCAGTTTTCAGGTGGATCTTCACCGATAAGCTGAAATCCGAAAGATCTTAACTCATCCATTTCCGATTGCATTTCAGTCTCCCCAGCACCGCCCATTCCCCACACTAGAGCATTCATCTCATGATTATTATGACCAACCACTTCATCATCTAGATATATCGATGTAGGGTCTTCAAAATAATCTACACCAAAATCCATTGGCTCTATTACAGAAGGTTTACCCATATCATCAACTTCTACTATTTCAAAAAATCGCTCTGTTATCTCCTTTTCTAATATAAACAAGCCATACAACATAGCCATTACTCTATCATCATGAAAACCTGCTCTTGCTTTCCAGGTACCGTTTGGATATCTTACGAAGTTTCTTAATTCAGTTACAGTTTCTTCTTCATTAATGTTAACAACACGCACTTCGTTCATAAAGTAACGCATGTT